CATTTTCAAACAATGCTGTAATAGTACCAGAAACTTTTACCATTCCATTAGGAAGGGAATATCTAGTACCTGTTCCATCAATAACGAATACTGAACCGTCAAGATTATTTTCCATTGTTATATCAAATGAAGTTGCGATACCAAGAGATGCGCCACCTTCTTTAATGGTTGCTTCAAATCCGTCAAAAACGCTGCCAACTGCTTCTGTAGTATAATCTGTTGCATCAGGGTCAAATGAAGCTGCTGTAACTGTATGAGTTGCGCCCATGAAACTAAAAGTTGTTTCAACAAATCCTTCTGACTTAACAGCCATTCTCATACTATTAATCTTACAACCATTATACACAAAGTATTCTGGTGTAGCTAAATCAGTAAACTGTTTTTCTATTGTAAGACCTGTAGGAAGATCAGCAATAGTAAACGTGTGAGAATAAGGTGAAGAACCAGAAGTTGTAAATGTACCTAGTGCATGATATAATAGTTTACCCATATATGGGTCTAATTCCACTGAAATATCTCCAGCAATTTCTTGATTTCCTCTTGCTGGTTTAGCTGGATTTCTGCTACCACGTAAAGTTGCTGAATCCAAAAGATTCCTAGACATCCTTAAAGTTTCACTTGTGAATGGCAAAACGTGGGCATCAGGAGCAGGGTTAGTTGTTTTAAAAGTAAACTCTGCATCATATATAATTTTAGCATTACTGCCTTTTGCTTGTGTCATGTCTCTTTCCTCCTATATTTTACTCTTCCATATTTCCTTTAGCATTTCTATAAATTATTCTATATGGTATAACCATAGATTCTAGTTGCATTGTGGGGTCTACGGTTTGAAAGTCAACACCTATTCTTTCTGAATATTCAACTGTGTTAGTAAACTTATAATCTGCAAACATAGCAGAATGTATTGCATTTAATAAGTCTTCTAAAACATTATCTGATCCCCAAACTTCTAAGAAAACAAGCCATTCCCATGATTCTTTCCCTATAACTGCTCGTTCATCTAGCAACCTAGTCTCAGGGCCGGAATATATAAAGCACTGAGGAAACGTAGCAGTAGATAAATTGGCTGGAGGTTGCTTACTCAATTTAACAGAATCAGAATCAAATATAGTTTCTCCATCTATAGTAGCTGCACGAATAATTTCTTGTATTCTACTTAATGTAGACTGTCTCTTAGTAGCCATTTGTTTTCTTCCAATTATTTAATGCTCTCATTGCAATAGAAGGCAATCCTATATTTACTGTATTTTCAAGATTTTCTTGAATATCAGAAGGATTAATTCTCCTTGGTATCCCTACTGAAGACTTCATATTATAGATAGTCTGTAAACCATGAGGTTTTACTTTTACATATTGATTATAAAAGTTTCTAACAGGTTGCCTTGGAAATATATCTGCTGGCCCACCTTGTTTTGGAATCCAAAGAAATCTTGTGTGTTTTGCTGATATAATTTGCATTCCAGTACCAACATGTGTTTTAACATAAGGGACAGAATCACTAAAATCTGCTCTAATCTCAAAACTATATTGATTAATTTTCTGAGCATAAGATATCAATGCTTTCCCCAAACCACCAGTTCTTCTCACAACACCACTTTGCCCATAAATGATATTGTCTATGGTAGACCTGTCAAATTTGTTTAAAACTGTATTAATATGTTCAAAAGCATAATTTGAAACAAAACGTGGAAGTTCCTTTAGACTCTTTTCAATTTTATCTATAAGTTGACTTCCGACTACAGTTATTCTTATATCTAACAATTAATCACCCGCTGGTTTTCTATACATATGTAATATACTCTTTACTTCTGGTAGTAAATCACCAAAATAAATACCATTTATAGAACCATTAGGCAAGGTAACTGAAGTTACACCTATGTTAGTTCTGTTCCTATAGACAAAAGCTGATTGCAATAACACAGCAAATTTTATAGCATCTGGAATATCTTCAATTATATTTTTAACTGTTCCAGCTATAGTTGTGGTAACTACATCATAACCACCTAACCAAGTAATTTCAAGCTGTTTTGGTTCTAAATAAGTAGGAAAAAAATCAAATTCTACAACACCTTCATCAAACCAAACATAATAATCTGAATCTATAGTTTGCACATTTTCATCTAGTGTAACAGTTATATTTGCAGAAGAATCTATAGGATAGGAAGTTAAGAAATATCTTCTTTTTTTATCTACAATATCAAAAACTTTAGTTCTGTATTCTTTAGTTAGACTTCTATTTAAAAACGCTTCTACTCTAGAAGATACATATTCAATAATCATACCTATTAAATAGTCATGAGAAGTATCATTTTTTTCTACAAATGCTTTTACATCTTCTAATGACACTAATAGCATTATTTACCTCTTCTTTTGATTAAAGAATCTCCTACCATCCTATCATTTACTAAATCTTTTATTTCTTCTGTTCCTTCTGGTTTTTCTGTTTCTTCCCTTTTTTGTTTTTCTTCTTCTTTGCTCCCACCTTTCATCTCCTCCAGTATATTTACTTTCCAAGATTGGTTTTTCAACACTTCTTTAGATATAGGGGAAGGTACTTCTGTACCCTCCCTATATAATTTACCATTATGACGAACTACATACCCTTTTCTAACTACTAATTTCATAATCTCCCCCAATAGTCAGATTAACTAGGCAGGAAGTTCTGTCTTCATACCTAATATAGCTGCCGCAGACACAAATATAAAAGGCCCAGTTCCACCGTTAAACTGAATTGACATAACTGCACGAACATACCTGTCAAGACCAACAAGATCACAACTAACTTCAGTAAGTGTAGCGGTATTGGTTACATTGTGAGTTGACGCATCAATAGCAGAAACAGCAGTAAATGTGCTATTATCTTCAGACTCTTCTATAGTACAAGTTATAGTAAGTCCAACAGGTGTACCTTCTGGTGTAGAGTTATGGAAAGCAAAAACTGCACTTTCATAACCTTTTCTATCAATACCTTCACCATTTACTGAATCTGCCGTTGCACCAGCACCTATGGTGACAGGAGCAATACTTGAGAATACAGCAATTGCATTTCCTAAAGATTTATTCATAATTACATTCCTCCTAAGTAAAGTTTAAAGAGACAGGGGAGATTATTCTCCCCTGTTATTTATGCTATTGTAGCATCATTAATCAAACAGAAAGATTCAGCATGTCTTACCTGAACATCAACTTCCTGAAAGATTCTAATCCAAGTCTGATCGGTCTGGAAAGCAGTTGAAGTATCCTGAGAAGCCCTAAGTTCTACTCCACCCCAAAAACCGATTAGCATGTCTTTCCAGTTAGCAAAAAAGATTTCAGCACAATTAGTAGCATTACCTTTTGTAAGGTCAATAGGAAGAAGAGTTGTCATTTTATAAGGATGACCCATCCAAGACACTAACTGAGCATCAGAAACCATAGGGGTTATGATGTAAGAACCATCAGTATCTCCAGAAAACTGTGCTACTTTCTGTTTTATAAGTCTACGTCTAATTGCAGGATGGAATGCATAACCCATATTACCTCTATAGGCATTGTCTTCCTGAAGTGCATACTGCATATCATATAGAAGATCGAATGTAGGAGCACCACCATTTTCACCGATTGCTACTGTATTAATACCAGCAACATTAGCAATTCCACAAGGTTCATAATTATCACCAGAACCTCTCAATGCAGCCTTATCTACTGTTTCAGCAATTTCCGCAAATAACTGTTCACGAATTATTGCTTCTACTGAAGGGTTAGACCATTTCAAAAGTTCATTAGAAAGTTTCACTAATGCACCAACTTTCTTAGGTGACAAACTGACCTGACCAGTTGTTAGACTTGATTCTGTAGGAGCAACATTTTCAGTTACCCAATATCCGGTTGGCCCACCAGTTAGTTTAGGAATTATGATTGGTACACCATTAAGGTTATCCAAAACGGTAGCACCAAGCTGTGCGACAACTAACTGTCCTCTTAGCAATTCAATGTAACCAGCAAGAATTTCACCGGGAACAAAGTAACCCATAGAGGTATCTTCACCAACTGACATTGCTTTCTTCCTTGCATTCTGGAAGACTTCTCTTTCAAAACCAGCCTGTGACCAATCATTCGTTATGATTGCTTTAACTGCTCTAAAAAATGAGAATTTGCTAGCTTCATCCTCAAGACCGGGCATAGGTGCAACCACTCCTCTTGGATTCATCCTAACTTCAAGATCATCTACTCTTGTAACTAATGTTTTCTGAGCATCCTTTATTTCATCAACAGTACCGCCCATTTTTTCTATTAGTGCTTTCTGTCCTTCTAACATTTCCTTAATTTCTATCATTTTCATTTCCTCCTATGATATTATATACTAATTATTCCATCTTGTTCATTAGTCAACTTTTTCTGACTGAACAGGAATATGTTCCTTTACAATTTTATTAGTATCATTAATAAGTTTCATGATATAATTTAGTTCTTCAGCTTCTTTTTCTTTTGCATCCTTTTCTTCTCTTTCTTTTGCTATTCTATCTTCTAATTCTTTCTTTTCTCTTTCCAACTGCATTTGTTCATCCAGTTCTTCATCATCTACAGATAAAGATTTCATAAATTCTTCTATAACTGCAAATTTTTCATCTATATACATCTTTATCTCAGCAACTACTTCCTTCATCTCTTCCTCCTTGATTTCTTTATCTTTTTTATCATCAACAATCATTTTGATAGATGTCACTTCAGATTTCCCTTTCGTTACTTCATCAGTATTTAAATCTTCTAAAATTAACTCTGAAAAATCTTCTGTATTAAATACTTTATCCATACCATTTATAATTGATTCTGTATATTCTTTAATAACTAAATCTTCTTCATCATCAAATGATTTTGCCAATGCAGAAGGATTTGCAGGAACTAGAACCTGAGATACTTCAAGCAGTTCTACATCAGTATAAGTTAAAAAGGGTTTCTTACCCATTTTTGCTTCTTCATGATCCTTTTCTTCTGCTCTTTCATAACTAAAAGGAAGAAATCCAACTGAATAAGCTGCTTGACCAAATTTACTCGCTAATTTCCAACCCCAATCAGCTTCAGGATTACCCTCACCTACAAAATATTTGAATTTTGCAACTAAAGCACCATCTTTAACATAAATTTTTTCTGCATAGCCAATTTGATTAGTTAGTTTCCCGTAGCTATGTGAACTTACAAGAACAGGGTGTGACTTATAATTTCCAAGTCTTTTTTTCCACGCATCTATATTTATTACTTCTCCATACCTATCTATTGTTTCATCAGAAACAACAGCTTCTAACGTAAAATCTTTTTCATTTATAGTTTTTATCTGACTTACAAAGGTTTTCGTAACTTTTTCCATTAGTTTTCCTCCATACTATATATAATATTATAGACAATATCTTTAAAAATCTTTAACAAATTATTATAAATCTCACAATATATCATAATTTACTTTATCTTAACAATAGGAACACAATAACAACGGCACATTATAATCTCATCTATAGGAGCTTTGTTATCAAGAGGATACCTAATAGTAAAGTCATTACTGAAGGAATCTCCTATTCTCACCACTTTTCCATTAAATTTATCATGCCTTCCTTTTTCTGATCTACTTATCCACTTATGATATTGAACACCAGAATTCTCCATTAACACAAACCTAATCGTATTAATCATATAAGCAGACTCAGTTCTTGCTATTCTAAGAGCTATGTTATCTACTTTGTTGTAAAATGCCCTGATTTTATTTGCTTTTACTTTAGTATCTTTTTCTATTAATATCTTTTCAAGTTTCTTTTTCAAAGTAGCTGTTACAGTTCTAGAACTAAAACCAGTTCTTTCCTGAATAACAGTATTCATCTTCTGTTTACATGACTCAGTTACTTCATCAAATGTAAACTCTTCCTTAAACAAATCTAATCCTTCTTGACTAGATATAAGGTATAATCCACTAACTGATTCTAAAAAAGAACCCATCTCTATCTTCTCATCAAAAACCACTTCATTTCCTTGATAGATATTAGTTAGTATTCTTTTTCTTTGCTCATAAAGGAATCTCTTGATTTTCTTTTTGAAAAGAATCTCAACTGAACCCTGTCTTGCTAAGTAATTAGCCCACATAGAATCTTCTCTCTGAGACAAATCTATGTCTTTACCCTCATCTGGTTTCTTAGATTCTTCATCAGCAGGAGTTTTACCTTCATCTGGTTTTTTAGGTTCATCTGGTTGTGCATTAGGATCGGGAATAAAATCTAGTGCATTTTCTACAGGAATCATTCCTGTTTTAATCCACCATGTATTTCTCCAAGGTCTTTCTTCAAATCCCAAGTCAAGCCTTTTGTTTATTTCATTAGCAGAAAATCCAATTTCATACAATTTTACTGCTATGTCTACTTTTTGCCCAAAGTCTTCTCTTAATGCTTCTACTACTGATAAGTCAAACCCGCCCCAGTATTTTCCGTTTTCTAGTTTTGAATAGAACTTTGCCCATAGGAAGTCCTCTATGTAAATTATTTTTGGCAATAGTGTTTCTTTCCAAAATGACTCATGGGCATTTTTAATGCCTTCATAGGATTGAATGTTTTCATAGTTGCCTAGAACGACTTCATTGATCTTAAACGCTGCCAAAATCTCACCACGAATAACTTTCTTCAAAACACTGAATTCCATTTCTTTTTGAGACATGGCCTTAGTTTCAACGAACTCAGCACCTCCTTCTATAATACCGACTTTATGTGCACTTTCTGCACCTCCATGTCTTTCCTGAAACTGGTCAACCATCCTT